AGTTGGGATGAAGCCTGTGTCAACGGTGTTAGCAGTTGTTCCACGAAGGAACTCAGCCGATACTGTTGGGAATGATGCACGTGATTCCATTAAATCCACCTTGCGTCTGTCATGTCACAATTACCGCAGTAACATGGGTCTGATGTTTCACCTTTAACCGCTTTTGCATCGTTCATCTTTGCACGGGTTACTCGGTTTGGTAGAGGTGTTCCTGCTGGGTCAGCAGCATCGATGCCTCTGGTAAGTCCTAATCCTGTCGGAATAGTCATTAAAGTTTCTCCTCGGAAGTGTGTTGTTCTAGGTGAGACACGGCTATGCCATGCTTGTCGGTCAAGTGACCGCAGACAAGACAGAATATTTCATCTATCGTTGGCTGCACGTCACGAGAACCACAGTGGGCACAAGCCCTAGGCCATGGCATAACCGTATCTACCTAACTACTGACTAAGCCAGTGGTGAACCAGATTCACCTAGGTCAACTGCTGGCTCGAAGGCGGTTCCAGTACCAGGTGTGGTGCTGATGTCTCCACCAAGGAGTGAGGCTGACTCTAGACGAATGATTGATGCCTGACGGAAGATTCCGTATGCACCGAGCCAGTACCAACCAAGTGGTACGAAGCGACGGAGGCGGTCAGTGATTGGTCCTGGTACAACGTGTGGGTACGCTCCGTTACCATCGATTGTTGAGAACGTCTTAGCAAGAGCCTGACGACCAAGAATCATAGTTCCGTAAACGTTTGCGCTTGAAGCACCGGCACCCTGGAATACAGGAGCACGAGGTGTTTCAATCCAACGTACACCTTCGTAAGCACCGAGTTCACCAGTCCAGATTTCACCTGGCTGAGCGTAAACGTGTGGTGCACGCCATCCCTGTACGTTGCTGCCAGAGATAGATTCTCCCTGAAGGTCAGCCACGAGGTCTGGGTGGATGTATCCGACGTACATTCCGCCGAATGTTGGTACGTTCTGTGAACGGAGACGAGCACGAGCAACACGAATGTCAAGTGATGAGATTGTGTTTGATGCTGTTACTCCGGCACGGGTTGTGACAGATGACTGTAGAGTTGTTGCTCCAAGTCCTGATGCGTACTGTACGTTTGTACCCTGGTCAAGTGCAGCACGAGCAATCGTGTCAATTGAAACTCCAGCGTTGTATCCAACTACGTTGGCAACGATTGGGTCAATGTCTACGAATGAAGTACCACGCAACTTGGCTGTGGTAAGTACAGCGTTACCGTACTCAGCAAGTGTCAGGGTAACCTGGCTGTCTGAAAGAGCAACAGTAGATACGTCGCTTGTCTCAGTCAGTGCAGAAGCCTGAATTGCTAGGTCGTTAACAATTGTAAATGCAACTGATGCTCCAGGCATGCTCTGGTGCGTTGGCTGAATGTCAGCGGCAGCGTCAAAGTATAGTTCTGGGCGTAGTGCAAAGTATGCCATGCGGTCATAAGCGGCCTTTGAGAAATCAAGGGTGCTCTGACCTGTATATGCGTCAACCATTGTGGTTAACTCCTTTTCTTTAGGTGTTTAAGTTTTTAGGCTTAGAACGACCCACGAGAAGAGTAGACACCCAGTTTTGACCCGGTGTCTCCTTCAACGACTCGCATGACTTCATCAGGAGTAGACGCTGCGGCAAGTGCTTCAAGGTACATTTGCTGTGGGTCTGGCATTGCGCCAGAATTACCTACAGTTGCACCTTGCGTCCTGCGTAGAGCATCTAATTCTGCATTACTTGAAGTATCTTCAATAGATTCAGATTTTAAAATTCCATACTCTTCAGCCGCTGCTCGGATTGCTTCCTGAGAAGTTTCACCGTCATACGCCTTACGGAATAATGAACCAATACCTGAATCCGGAATCCCTGCCTTAGAAAACTGAACTTCACGCTTTTGCGCTTCTAGTTCTGCCTTAAGACCGTCTAATTCCTTACGAGCCTTTTCTGCTTCACGCAACTGTTTCCGAATGTTCGGGTCTAGCGGTTGACGCTCAACTTCAATCTCGTCTTCGTAATCTTCAAATTCTGCCATGCTAATCGCTCCTTGCGGGTACGCACTTTACCAGAGGTTAATAAAGCGGATAATATTTTCAGCATTTTTATACGCACTTTGGTCATGCCCTCCAAAGCGGGTTTAGATAATTAGCGCTCCTACGGCCACATAGGGCCAACCATCTATGAACATTGTATCATTTAAATGATGAATGTTACGACTTTGCAGAGCCTATTCCTACAACTCCTTTAGCGTTTTCAACGTATCCTCCACCTTTGGCGAATGGCTGGGCGGCTGCTTGTTCGGCTCTGCCTACCTGGACTTGCTCGGCAATCTGGTTAGTACCGCCGTATCCTGCCACTTGGGAACCAATAAGTTGGTCAGTGGTAACGGTAGGACGGCTTGAACCTGGGTTAGCAACAGTCAATTGAACGTCACGAGAAGCGTTAAGAAGAGATTGTTGCATGGTACCCATGCTTGTAGTACCGTAGGCTGACCCTACGCCAAGGTTAACCTTATCGGCCAATTCACGGGCACCTGACTCACTTAGACCCTTTAGGCCGACATTCTGTGCGTAGCCAGCAAGTGTGGCTGCAGCAGTAGTCTGCTCAATCTTGTTGATGCTGTTCTTAGGGTCAAGGTAGTAGTGGGCAAGGTCGTTCGTATTAACACCAAACTTAGCCAATTGAGCACGGGTTGCTGGGTCAGCATTTAAAGCGGCTGTGTAACCCTTAACGACACGGTCGTTAAATTCAGAAGCAGAAACGTTATTCTGAACCAATGCAGCAATTTGTGCGTTGGAAAGTGTTGGTAGTCCGTATTGTGTGGCGGTGCCACGGTAAGTAGAGATGAGGTTCTGATAAGCACTTTCAGTTAAGTGTTCACTTGCGTTTGCTTGTGCGTTGCGCTCAGCCAGGCCAGGAAAAGCGGCTTTGTAAGCGTCGGTGCCACGTACGTAGTCAAGAAGCATTGCTTGATTTACTTGTTGCGTGGCAGAACCGTACACCATGTTTTTAACATGGGTCATAATATTTTGGTCTGTTTGCCACGTAGCCAATTCGGATTTGTAATTAGCCATAGCAACAGGGTCGTTAGTATTGGTTGGAGGCGTAGGCCTTACTGGAACCATACCCCATGAATCCAGCGTATTAAGTACGCCGTCATAAGCAGATATTTGGGCTGAAGCCTTAGCGTTAATTGCTGCTGCTGCTTCTGCACTTACACCACCAGAACCACCAGAAGTTCCTGTAGGAACATTGGGTACACTGCTTGCTAGTTTTGCTACACCACTGTTACCAGGGTTGGTTACAAATGCCCAGTTACCTGCAGCGTCTTCAATTGAAATAGCAACTTTACCAAGACCAGTCTTGGTGCTTTCAGAGTTCATGTCCTGAATGCCAAAATAACTCTGAATAGGGTTAAACAGTACATTTTCTTTAATGTTGAATTTTTGTGAAGTCAGACCGGCAGCAGTACGAATAGCCGTGGTCAATGCTTTGGCACTTACGTTTCCGTACGAGTCATAAACCCCAGCCTTTAACTGAAGGTTAAATTGAGTAGAAAATTCGGTTGCATATTTTGCAGGGATACCCCACAAAGCAACGTCAGCAGAACTTGTTGGGCTTATTGTTTTGCCGGGGGCGCTGTTGTTTATACCATTGTTAATAGCGCCAAGAAGTTCATTTTGAAAAGTAGCCAAATCATTGGTCGGTGCAGGTGTTGAACCGCCTTTAGGGGTAACAGTTTTAGTTGTTATTACCCATCGCCCTTGAGCGTTTTGACTTTGAGTTTGGTTTTTACCAAGGCCAGTTTGCTTCTTACTGTATGTACCGTCATTTACTGACATTAACGTGCTCCTTGTGGTGTTGCAGGTGGGTTGCTAAATCCTGAGTTGATGTGTTCAATAACTTTCTGTGCCGCTTCGTGAGCAGCAGGTGTGTACTCCCAACCAAAAGCACGTTCATTCATTAGGTGCTGTCTCCATTGGTCGAGACCCATAGGCGCAGGTCGCCCTGTCTTCTCGTCAATCTGACCAGTCAAAGCCTTCATGGATTTGGGGTCACTAACAAAGTCAGGTTCAAATTGAGCACCTAGTACTTGTTTTGCCACCTGACGGTATGGTTCCATTAAATGCATAGTTTTCATGCCACCTTTGATTTGTGGTGCCAACGTTGGGTAAAGACCCTGAGCCAATTCTTTAATGTACTCTTCGAACGCTTTACCTTTTTCAGGCGTCATGTCCTGTGCCACCTGCTTTAAAGCGTCATCGTGCATAGGGACCATGTACTCACGTGCCATGGTCTGCATTGACTTTAGGTTGTGTAGTGGTTCTGCTTTTTCTTGTGGTTTAGCGGTTGCTTTTGTTTCTGCCATGTTATGCTCCTGGGACTAAGACGGTTGGTAATTTTTGTAATACAGAAGTTATAAAGTACGAAGCAGGTGC